CATTAATATTACCAAATACATAATCCCGCATCTTATGTGGAAGTATGGATTTAATCTGTCTACCATCATTGACATACATATCACCATTACCAAAGATGAAATGCTTTGTTCCCTGCTCGTCTGAGAACTCTGCTATACAGTTCTTGGATAATGCGCCGATAGTTGGGGATAATTGACGAAATGCAAAGATAAAGGGAGTACCAACATACGTCATAGAGTATGTGGAATCCTCTTTATAGATCATAAAGGAATCGCCAAGCGACATACCATCTACGATCTTACCTCTGGTGTCGGCTAATTCATACTCACCCGCATCAACCGTTGCCGAAGTTTCATCCCATGAGGTGGGTACAGCTTGTGTGGCTGCTTCCGTTGACCACTTTACAAGTCTGGTATATGGAACAGAAGACTTCTTTATATTAAGGGCGATCAGGAAGGAGCGGAACGCTCTTACAGAATATGCTTCTGTTGATGCTGGCCAATTACTCAGGTCTGCCATCTTAGTGGATGTGGACGGCACACCGGAACTTAATGCCCAGAATTGTGGGTCATCAAACCCATTAGCCATGATCAGGACACCACCTAATACAGTAGATGTCCAGCCTTCTTTAGCCGTAGCACTGTAATCACCACCGGATGATCGAGTGATGTCAGTCCATGACGATCCATTATGAACGTATATCTTAGCCAGACCACCTATGATCCAGTAATTGGACGAGCCAACCTCTAGATTTATGATGTGGTATGGGGCAACCGGACAGGAGGCCATAACCTCCTTATAGCCGGGGGTTTTCTGTATAGCCCCATGCTCTGCCCTTATATTATTGCCATCCGTCCAGACGTTAAGAGGTAGTTGCCAAGCATTTATATCTTTGACAATCCCCATCTGCCCGACTTGATCAATCGGGATTAAAGCCATGTTACGGCTGGACCGGCCAGCTAACGGCTTCTACTTCTGCTACGGTGGTTAATCCTGCCGGAAGATCACGCAAGTCCTGACGATACGCTGTCATTGCGTCAGACATGGTTACGTCCTGAAGGGCGTACCAGTCTGTGGAAGCCAATTTGCTGGTGCGGGTTTCTCTTAATCCCGCAATTGCGCGATCAAAAGCACCGGCTGCCCATGCAGCCTCTTCCGCATCCCGTGCTGTTTCTTCTTCCGGTGTCAGGTTCATTCTTACACCGTTGACTACTTTTGTTCTTGCCATCTAATTTGCTCCTAATAATTAAGAAATTCCATACATCTGGACCACACCATCAAAGTTTCCGCTGCTCATATTGAATTTAATTGCATCAACCGCGCTAGTTGTATTTGCATATCCAGCAACAAAATCAGAATAAGTAGCATCAACCTGCTTATAGAAATTACATCTACTATAAAAATGTTTCACGTAAGTGGTACTGGCCGGTGAGAACAAATGTAATATGCCAGAAGCAGATTCATCGGCACCGCTTCCTATTCCACCAGCAAAATTTATCATTCCCGTGCCTTGAGCCACATCTTCATCGGCAATATATGCAAGACTAGCGTTAGTATTATTTTCATACAATGTAGCTCGGAAAAATGTATTTGTGGTAGTAACGTTATAGTTTGAACCACTATCAATGCTTGTCTGGAATTGAAAATTTGCATTATCAGTTGCTGGGTTTACATCCGTAAACACAAACATATACTCGTCATATGTGCTATCAAGAGTTACGCTGGCAGTACCATCCACAAAAGAAAGTGAAGAATCACCAGAAGCAGTCAGTGTTTTTATTAGTGTTGGTATACCCATTAGCCTACTCCGTACATTTTTATAGTGCCGTCCATATTGCCTGATGACATTTTGAACTGGACATCAGTAATTGCGGCAGTCACATTTATGTAACCACCGACAAAACAATCCCTTGACCCATCAGATTGATGGTAACCGTTGAGGCGTGAATAAAAATGTTTAACGTATGTAGTGCTTGATGGATTAAATAAAAATAATTCGCCAGCGGCACTCTCATCGCCACCATTACCTAGAGTTCTTGTTATATCTTGAAAAGCAGTACCTTGGGCCTGATCATTACCAGTTGAATAAGATAAATCCGTACCACTATCATCCTCATTATGTTCCGCCTTAAAATAAGTTGAAGTTATTGTTTCGTTATATCCAGACTGGCTAGAAGCATTAAACTGAACTGACAGTGTTACACCATCTGTGGCTGGATTCACATCATAAAACTTAAAGATATAAAGCTTGTAAGTGCTGTCTATACTGGAAGTAAAACTGACAGTAGCAAGATCAGTCGTATCAGCAGTGTTATCCGCTATCAGTGTCATTGCCATAATTACTTTACTCCCCACATTTTGATCGTCCCATCGAAGTTCCCTGATGACATTTTAAATTCCACCTCATCAATTGCTGTTGTCGTATTTATGTAACCAGCAAAATGAACATTGGTCTGATATGCGCTTGCAGTATCTACAACTGAATATCCATAAAAATGTTTTACATAAGTTGTTGAGGAAGGGTTAAACAAATGAAGTGTTCCAGCAGAACACCCATCTGCATCATTCCCCTGATCATCAGTAATATCCTGACCCGCTGTTCCCTGTGCTTGATCATCATCGGCTAGATACTGAATTCGCGCCTCTGAATCATTTTCATAATGCCAAGCGCGGAAATACGTCGATGTAATGGTTTCATTGAAACCACTTCCTGCTGCGGCATTGAACTGAACCCTAAATTTTGTACCATCCGTTGCAGGGTTGACATTGTAAAACTTGAAAATATATTCCCCATAAGTTGAAGTGATACCGGAAGTTATTTCCGCTGACGATGCGTTAGAGTAATCCGTGTCATGAAGAAGAACCACATCTCCAGTCGATACCCCAGCCACTCCCATAATTGCGGCTTTGTTTGCTCCTAATGGCATAATATTTTCCTCACTTCATGTCCGTCCCGGCAGCAAAGCCGTACCAAATGGTTCCCGCATCTACCGTTGTGAATGTCAATATATCTACTCCACTTGATGTTAATGATGGTGCCGAACCTCCAGCCCAATCTACTGAACTCGGCCAATTAACCGTTTGGCTTCCACCGTTAGTTAAGATCAATGTAAATGAACAAGCGCGTCCAGTAGCTGATGGGTTACTAAACGTAAAAGTATTTGTGCTGGTATCAACGGTTGCAGTGACAACATTACCAGCCGTTACATCAATATCTTGTGTGCCACCACCTGTTCCACCAATAGCATTTACAGTCTCAGCGTAATCCTTTATCTCCGGCCTTATAGCCTGTTCATCTTGGAAGTTGATGTAACCACCTATTAGCATATCAGCGGCTGAATCAACAGCAATTGCAGTAGTAGTTCCGTGTGCCGATCCTGCACCGATTTCTAACTTGTCTGTACCGTCATCAAGACCGATCCGATAATCAACAGCATTCCCATCTATGACTAAATAAGTATCCTCTGCCGTTCCATCACCTAAAGTAATTTTTGGCTGATTGAATTTAGTTTCTGATCCATCTCCGTTGACAGATATTAAAGTAGCTGTACCCGCAGTCGTCCCGGTTCCGATTACTAAATCGTCGGCTGTATCATCGAGAGCAATATGGAAGTCCAAAGCATTGCCATCAAAGGCAAGCATCGTGTCTTCTGCGCCAGCGTCACCAATGGTTACCTTTGGTGTAGTCCCACTTACAACCACATCCCCTGCAATTGTAACGACACCAGAAGCCTGTGTAAGGACTTTTGAATCTGCTGACGTACCAAGCGTGGCAATATCGAGATAATTCATCTCTGCTTCAGAAGCGGTAACAGCAGTTGTTCCTGTAAGACCGCTGAATTGAGTCTTCAGAACATCCTTAATCATCCTAATATGATCGTCACCCTGCGCTACAGAGTCGCTTGTAGTTGGATTTGTAGCCGTTAGTTGGCTAATATATGATGCAGTTTCTAATGCCATTCGTTTATCCTCACTTCATGTCTGTGCCAGCGGCGAATCCATACCATATAGTTCCTGCATCCAGAGTCGTAAAGGTAAGAACGTCTACACCTGAAGATGTCAGGGATGGTGCGCTTCCACCAGCCCAGTCCACTGCTCCCGGCCAGTTCACAGTTTGTGATCCACCGTTGGTAAGAAACAGGGTGAATGAACAAGCCTTTCCAGTAGCAGACGGGTTGCTGAATGTGAAGGTGTTGGTACTTGTATCTACCGTAGCTGAAACGACATTGCCCGCAGTAATATCAATGTCTTGAGTACCGCCACCAGTTGCACCTATAGCATTAATAGTTTCAGCATAGTCCGTAAATCTCGGTCTTCCGATAACCTCATCTGCACAAGCGATTCCACCGCCTAATGTCATGTCGCCATTAACGTCCATTGATATACCGGCAGCAGTTCCATGCGCTACACCACCGCCTATTTCTAACTTATCAGTGCCATCATCAATACCAATTCTAAAGTCAGCAGCATTGCCATCAAAGTTAAGATAGGTATCTACTGTTGCACCATCTCCAATCGTAACAGTATCATCAGTAATGGTAATAATGTTATTTGTGCCTACAGTTGAGCCTTCGCCAATAACGAGTTTATCTGCTGTATCATCTAATGCAACATAAAAATCTTTGGCATTACCGTCATAAACTAATGCAGCATCCTCCGCGCCACCATCTCCAATAGTAATGGTTGGCGTTGTTCCACCAACAACTATATCGCCATTATCATCAATGGTAGTTGAACTATTCTGTAATGTTTTACCACCAGTGCCATCAAATCTTGCGATAGCATTATCTGTGGCTGAACCCGGCCCACTAGCATCTCCAACCGCACTCTTTCCATCAAGTAAATTTAGTTCAGCAGCAGTAGATGTAACCAGTGTTCCACCAAGTTTTAGCCCGTTGGATGTGTCGTGTGAAGCAACATCAAAGTCAATTGCGCCATCGGAGATGGTGACATCTCTGTCTGAGTTGATAGATATTGCAGGAGTTGTGCCAACTGCTGAACCCAAACCTACAACCAGATTATCATTCGTGTCATCAAGACCAACATAATAGTCTTGGGCGTTGCCGTCAAAAACAACCTTCTGATCCTCTGCACCACCGTCACCTACTGTTAGGTTTCCGCCAACTATAAGATCGGTAGTAAATCTGCCAGTAGTATTGACATCAAGAGCGTATGAAGGGCTGGTATCACCAATCCCTACCATTTGATTTTTCAGTGTAATAACGGCACTGCCGTCTAAATAGAGGTCAGTCCTAGCATTACCTGCGCCATTATTAATTTGGAAATTTGAAGAATTGGAAGCATTATTATCCATTTCAAATATCTGGTCGCCAGAAGAAGTCTCCATCTCCAAAGTGTTACCGAGATTAATTTTACTGACATCAATGG